ACTTTTTCCATATATGACAAAGCTAGTAAAGCAAGGGAAGATACCATTTAAGGACGTTAATGGTAAAAAGCACTATTGTCTAAAAGAGGTAATAGAATCACTTGGATTAGCGAAAGAAAGAAAAGCAAAAAGCAATACAGATGCGAATCAATCATATTCAGAGAACATAAGAACATTAGATGAAGAACTAAAGTATCAACAAGCAAGGGTGTTAAGGCAAAAGGCAGATAGCTTTGACGAACTCTCAATATTTAGAGATGAAGCAGAAAATACTATATACACTCTATTTCAAACAGTAAAAAAGCAATTTCAAATGCTAACAACGCGTGTACCGATGAGTAGGGAGCTAAAAGATGAGCTTGACAATGAGATAGAATCAATCCTTAAGGACTTATCAAATCCTGAGGCATATCTTGGACATTAAATTCATAGAAAAGGTTGTAAAGGCATTTGAGCCTGACCCACGACTAACGATAACAGAGTATTCAAATGAGTTCAGGATACTCACAACAGAAGCATCTGCAGAAGAGGGGAGGTACAGGTCATCACGTACACCATACTTAGAGGAGATTATGGACGCACTTAGCCCTCAATCTGACGTGCAACAAGTTAAGTTAATGAAAGGAACGCAAGTTGGTGGGTCAACTGTTGGTGACAATATGGTGTTGACATACCTAGACCTATACCCCTGCCCAATACTATATCTGTTACCAACGGAAACATTAGCAAAGGGGACTTCAAAAAGGAGAATTACCCCTGCAATACGAAAAATAGAGAGGCTAAGAAAGAAGATTATTGGTGGGAAGTCAAAAGATGATATTGGTGAAATTTTCGTAAAAGAAGTTGCTGGTGGTGGTGTTACGTTTGGTTGGTCAAACTCAACTGCATCTTTTCGCTCATTTTCTGCACGCGTAGTTATTCTTGATGACGTCGATGGGTTTGGAGAGTTTGGTGAGGGTGATGTGATGACATTAGCAAAAAAGAGGGCTAACGCATTCTCAAATAAGAAGATATACATAAACTCAACACCAACACTTGTAGGTGCTTCAAGTTCAGATGATGAGGTTGGAAGAATAATTAAAGGTGGGTCATTGATTGCTCAAGAGATGGAGGAGAGCGATTATAGAAAATATATGATACCGTGTCCTGAGTGCAACGAACGTTTTTCGCTTGATGGTGGTAAAGATTTTGAGAGTCATTTTCATTTTGAAATTGGAGAAGACGGTAGGAGAATAAGCGATACATTTGCTATTTGTCAAAATTGTGGGTCGCTTATATCTGAGGACAAAAAAACAAAGATGTTTTTGGACGGAGTGTGGAAACCAACACGAAAACATATACTCCGTGGATACTTCTTACCGTCTTTCTACTCACCAAATGGGTGGTTGTCGTGGAATGATATTGTGGACGAGTATATTGTTGCAAAGAAATATCTTGAGCGTGGAGATGATAGAAAAATGCAAGTTGTGTGGAATACGCATTTTGCACTACCCTGGAAAAAGATAATAAAAGAGATTAAACTAAACGATAGTGAAAGGGTTGAGGACTACAAATGTGAAGTTCCAAACGATGTATTGGTGCTTACTGCTGGAGTTGATATTCAAGATGATAGGGTTGAGATTGGTGTTATAGGTCACGGTGTACTTGGGGAACTGTATTATATAGACTACAAGGTCATATATGACGATATAATAAACGAAACAACAAAAGAGGCACTAGATGACTACTTGATATATAAAGAGTTTTATAGGGCAGATGGTAGACAAATGAAAATACACGGTACTGCGATAGATACTGGTGGTCACAGAACAAAGCAAGTATATGAGTATGTAAATGAAAGAATTAGATATAACATATTTGGGATAAAAGGGTCATCAACAAAAAATGCACCACCAATAAGCAAGCGTGCAGAAGACATAACAGACAAAAATCTTATTATACTTGGTACAAATGCACTAAAAGATGAGTTTTTTGCACGACTAAATGTAACAGAAAAAGGAGAGAACTATGTACACTTTCCAAATAGGCAAGCATTTAATGAGCGTTTCTTTAAGATGCTGACTGCTGAAATAAGGACACCTGATGGCTCATATAGAAAAATAAGAAAAAGAAATGAGGCAATAGATATATCGGTATATGCACTTTCTGTTATAGATATACTTGGATTAGATGTAGATAAGCTAAAGAAGCCAATACTATTCTATAAGAATAATAAGATATTAAACGATTCAGATTACAATAATAATCATTTAAGTAACTATTTAGATGAATATTAATATGATGTTGATAATTATTATCAATTAAGGCATACAATGAGAACATTCGGTCAAGAACTAGAGTATTTGCAGAATATTATAGACAAGGTTAGGGACAACCAAAGCTATAAATATGATGGCAGAGAATACACTAGAGGTGATTTAAAGGTGCTTGAATCATCAAAAGACCGTGCATTTAAGAATTTATTGAAGTATGGTGATGTAACACCACTTCAAGCAAGCAATGGAACTGGTGCATTCAATGTTGAATTTTCTTAACACTGCAAAGAAATTTATTCGCTCATTTTACGAGGGTGGAAAAGTAACAAAAGCAAATCAAGATTTTTGGAATGCAACATCACCATTTGAGAGTACAGCTGAGTCAGATAGATACATAATGATGGGTCGTGCAAGATGGCTCAAGGCAAACAATCCAATTATGGCTAACATTGACGGTGCAATACTTGACAATGTTGTTGGCAGGGGTATAGGGTTTCAAAATAAAACATCAAACAAAAGGCTAAATAAGATAACTGAACTTAAATTTGAAAAGTGGGCATCAACACCAAGTAGATGTTCACACTCAAATCACGTTAACTTCTACGATATGACAAGATTGATACTTGAGGGGAGAATGGTTGATGGTGAGATTTTCATCTACAAGCACCATACTCCTGACGGACTTAAGATACAGCTACTTGAGGCAGACTCATTATTTGATGATTTATATGGTGGCATAGTGTATAATGATGATGGAAGCCCAAAAGAATACAGATTCAAGAAGCTAAATAAAGATGGGCTTTCATACTCAACGAGTGACTATATAGCAGTTAAATCAGATAGAATTATTCACTACTATCGTGCAGAGCGTGCCACACAAAGAAGAGGAGTATCTGAATATAAACGCTCAATACTTAGTATAAAGAATTTTTCTGCCTATCAAGATGCAACAATTAAATCTGCTAGAGCTAGGGCGAATATAGCTTATAGTGTAGAGATAGATGGGAACACGAAACGGTTTGGTGGAGATGTTGACGAAGATGGCAAAAAACTACAAAGCGTTAACGGTATTATGGTTTACTACTTAAATAAGGGAGAGAAGATAAATCAACACGCACCTGATGCTGGTGCTGCTGATTATAAGACTTTCACGGAAACGGTAGTTAGAATGATAGCTACTGGAAGAAGAGTGTCGTACGAATTGGCATTTAAGGATTATCAACACGTTAATTTTGCTTCAAGTAGAGCGTCTTTGATACAAGACAACTACCATTTCGATGAGGAGTTTTCTCATTTGAGTAGATATGTTGTTTTGCCATTAATTAGAGAATGGTTTGAGCTTGAAATTGCACTTGGCAGGATAAATGTAAATTTTGCTATGTATAAAAAAAATGAGGAGAAGTATTTCGCACCACGTCTTATACCACCTCAGAGAGCTTGGGTTGACCCACTAAAGGATATTCTATCAATTGAGAAGGAGATATCACTAAACCTCACTACTCAGACAGATGTTGCTATGGCAAGAGGTAAAGACTTTGATGAAATAGTGCAGAAAAAAGCAGAGGAGAAGAAAAAACTTGAAGACCTTGGATTATGGGTAGAGAACAAAGATGCTGAGTCACCAACTGAAAAGATGGCTAAAGCTAGAATTTATAAAGAAATTTTCGATGAGGATTAGACTTGGATAATAAAAAACTAATAGGAACATCACGAACACGTTCACTTGGTGCTAACGTTCGCAAAAACGATAATGATGAGCTTGAATTTGTGCTGATTTCCGAAGAGAATAGTGGTATGAGATATTCTTGGTCAAGTGGTAAATACTACGAGGAGTTACTTGACCCAAATGGTGCAAATACAGATAGGCTAAACACAATGTTTAAAGACCACAATCGGAGTGTTGATAGTGCGATTGGCGTATTTACATCAACGAAAATAGAGGGAGGTGAACTTGTAGGAACCGTTAAGTTTGGAACTGGTGAAGATGAGCAAAACGTAAAGAGAAAATACGAGGAGGGAATTTTAACAGATGTTTCAATAGGGTATATAATCAATGCACACACAGTTGAAGAGAGAGATGGTCAGCCAGACCTTGTTACTATTACAGACTATGATGTATTTGAGTGTTCAGCAGTTGGCGTTGGGTTTGATGCTGGTGCAAAAAAAAGATTTGAAGATGAAGTGCCGAGTGAGTTAATCGAACGGCTTAATAATATTGAAAAAAAACTAATGAAAGGCTAATATATGGATTTTGAAAAAATCTTAGCGAGAGTTTCACAGCTTGAGAAAATTGCTGAACGCTCAGAGGAGCAAAACGGTGAGCTAAATACACTTAGAGAGCAAATCGCATCACGCGAAAAAGAGTTACAAGACAGCAAGCGTGAAGTAGCGTTACTTAAGAGGAACGAGGAATTTAGAGCTATTGCAGAAGAGTATGGTGCAAAGCCTGAGTTGCTTAGAGAGCATTTAGATGGGAATGGAACAAAAGAGGAATTTCTTAGAGCTATTTTAGCAGACAAGAAAGAGCCAAGTGTTCAGGTTTCATCAGTAAGGGTTGCTGATGAAGATAAAATGAAGGCAGTTATTGGTCAGACGTTGGCGTACAGAATGGGTGGTGAAGCACCTGATGATAAAACATTTGCACACGCAAGCCTTGTAGATATGGCACGCTCACTAAATGGTCTAAATTTCGATATTGCCCCTGATGAAGCATACCACCGTTCAATGACAACTGGTACATTGCCAAACCTTCTACTTAGTGGTATGAACAAAGTTCTTGAAAAAGAGTTTGATGAGGCACCAGTAACATACAAGAGATTTGTAAAAGAGATGGATTTGCCTGATTTTAGAACTCTAGAGAGATACTCTACTGGTAATCTTGGCGTTATGGACGCCATTTCAGAGGGTTCACCACTTAATGAGAAGCAATACTCAGAGCATAAAGAAGAGATTAAGCTTGGTAGCTTTGGGAATAAGCTAAAGTTCACAAGAGAGATGTTTATCAATGCCGATATTACACCGTTCACGACAATGATTGGTGACTTGGCAGAATCAGCTTCACGCCGTGCAGAACTAACTGTATACAATCAGTTGACAAATGGTGTTATGACAGATGGAACTGGGCTATATGACTCAAGCCACAACAATAGTGGTGACTTTGACTTAACAGAAGACGGTCTAGCAAGTGCAAGAACACTTATGCAAAGACAGACTGCAAGTAATGGCACAAAGCTATTTATTACACCAAAATATCTTGTTGTGGCACCAGAGGACGAGGTTAAAGCACGTGTGCTTATTGCATCTACTGGTTCAACAAATGACAATAAGAACTCAGGTGTGATTAATCCACATTATGGAAGTCTTGAGGTTATTGTGTCGCCATTCCTTGAAGCTGGAACTTGGTACTTGATGGCAGGAAGAAGAACAATTACTGCTGTATACCTTCTTGGGTCAAACAGAAGACCACAATTCAAAATGAGTCAAGCTTCAATCACTCACACTGAGTTTGAGGGAGTATTTGATTTTAACGCTGGTATCGACGATTATCGTGGATTTGTAAAAGCTAACTAAGGAGGTTTAGATGGGTATTCATAAATTAAGAGAGAATGATATTGTAACGGTTTCCGTAACAGATGACGTAGGTGCATTTTCGTACGTTACACACGGTATGAGAGTTGGAATTGCACAGACAAATGCAAAGGCTGGAGAACTTCTAGCCGTAGATTTTGATGGTACTTATTCTGTGCCATCAGATACAGACAAAACATACGCATACGGTGATACAATTAGACTTGTTGATGGCGTTGCAGTTCCTGATGGTGAAGACACAGACCCAATTATTGGTAGATGCGTTTCAGAAAAAGCTGATGGCGTAGAGGAAAATATTGAAGTTGCACTTGGAGGTGTAATGTAATGGTTGAAGTGAGATTTACTGGACTTACACAGACAAAATATGGAACTAAGTCAAGAGGCGAAACATTAAAACTACCAAAAGAAGACGCGATTAAATTATCGCGTCTTCATACTGTGGAGATTGCTGAAACTGAAAAATTAAAAGCAGTAGATGTTATTGCAGTAGCCACTGAATATATTGCGAAAAACACAGACAAAGATGTTGTGATTGATGGGGTTGGGCTGAAGCTAAAGCAAGATGGTAGCCTTACCAAGCAAAGCATTGAAAAGCTAAATATACTAATTGAAGAGGCGTAGTGTATGCACGACTTTATGAAAGACGACATTGTTGCAACTTTCAATTCGCTAGAGATGGCTGAAAAGGTTACAATAGATGGAGAGGAGAAGTCCTCACACGTATTTAATAAAGATAATGATTTTGATGGATTGTTGACGCATTTTCATTTTATGACAAGTGAGGTTGAGTCAATAGCACCAAAGACAATCATTGAGCATAATGGTGACAATTATGAGGTGCTGTCGTCACACAAAGACGAGAGTGGCTTTATACTTATAGTAACTGCACAAAATAAAGAAAGATACTGATGTATTGCTCAGAGGAAGAGTTCATCACAGATGTTCGTGACGTAATAGAGTGGGAGGGTCATAACTCTACACCTATATACATAACAAAGCGTGAAAATGATGAAAAATCTCTTCAGTATAGTGCAATTGGTGCTATACAGACTGAGGAAAACAATGAGGAGCTTATTCGTAAGTTAATGATTAGTAGCCTTAAAAGAGATTTTGACTTCATAGGTTCAGAGATGGATATATCACGTGGTGCAGTCGTTGATTATATATTTGTTAAGGCTACAATATCGCAAAAATTATTTTAGGAGAAAAATATGGCTAGAGATGTTATTTACTCAGGTGGTGGTACACTATACTTCAGAAGACTAAATGCAGATGGAACACACGATTTGAAAATCCCATTCGGAAAGACAGATGGTATCACATTGGATACAAGCGTTGAATTTAAGGAGCATTATGACACAGAGGGTTGTGAGCAAGTGCTTGATGCTAGATTGTCAAGCAAAAAGACTGCTACCGTAAAGTTTGAAACATCAGAGATTACGATTGAGATGTTAGCAAACGCGTTTGGTGGAGAGATTACAAGTGAAACCCAAGATGAAGAGAGTGGTGCTACCCAGACAATCGATGGTAGCCTTGTAAAAGGTGGGTATATTGTAGAGATTGGTAAATACAACGTATCTAACTTAGAAGTAAAAGAGAGTGGTGATGATGGAGCAACGTATGTTCTTGGAAAAGATTATGATTTCTGCTCAAAGACTGGGTACATAACTATTTTAGTTGACGGTGATATTGCAGATGGTACGGACCTTGATTTGACATACGATGTGCCTGCACAGACGGTTGAGAGAATGGCTTCATTTAAATATGCAGACCTTCAGGGTGAATTCGAGATTGTTACATCTTCTCAGACTGGAAACAACTACAAGTGGGTATTTAAGAAGCTGTCTGTCGTGAATGAAGGGTCATTTGAGATTAAGGGGTCAGATATTGGGAAGCTAAGCTTTACTGGTTCTGCACTAAAGACTGGAGAAGTCGGAGATGGCTCAGATTATTTTGATATTGTTCCATTAAATTCAGATGAGTGTTGCTAATGTATCCACTTAATAAGCTAAATGTAGAGATTGAAACACTTGACGGAGTAAAATCCGTTGAGTTGTGTGAGCTTACCGTTAAAGCACGAATGGAGCTTATCAGTGACCCATCAAAGAACAACGCATACGATGGGTTGAGATATGCACGTCTTGACACTGAGATTATGGATAATATGGGTGCTACATCACTTGAAAAGCTTTGGGTTGATTACGTTAACCATTTTTATCCTAAGACGCAGTCATCAGATGTAGATAATGAAGATGTAAAAAAAAATTAACGAAGTCTATTGCAAAATTAATTAGATGTGGTCATAGTTCAGTGATGGACTATGGCTGGTCATTTTTTCAGATTTGTATTGATGAGCTTAATGAGAGTGAACTTCAAAATACGAAACTATTGGCATTCGCACACAGAGTTTCTATGAGTGACAATTTTGAAGAGTATATGAAAATAGGTGAAGATGAAGGCGTAGATAAAAAAGAAAATACAAACAAAAGCGACCTTACCTATGAAGAAGCTATTAAGCTTATGAGGAGAAAACTGTGAAAGATAACGAAATACGCATTGAGATAGATGCTTCAACTGCAGAATTAACAAAAAAACTTACAAAACTTGAGGGTCAACTAAAATCATTAGACCGTTCAAACTTCAATAATTTAACAAAACAAAACGACCAACTTACACGTTCATTTCAGCAGTTAGCTACACACGTAGCAAAATTAGCAACAATTTATGGAGGATTCCACGCGATTATTGGTGCAACTGAGAGCGTAGCAGAATTTGAACAGTCAATAACGCGACTTGGAGTGTATACTGGTGCAACTGGTGAAGAGCTTGATAGGCTAAAGGAAAAGGCACTTGAGCTTGGTCGTTCTACTGCATACTCAGCAAACCAAGTTGCTGGTGCATTAAACTCTATGGGCTTAGCTGGATTATCTGTCCAGGAACAGTTAGACGGTGTTGGCGATGTGTTAAACCTAGCGTCTGTTGGTATGATAGACATAGATGATGCTACAAGAATTACAGTGTCAATAATGAAGTCATTTGGACTAGAGTCGACACAGATGAAAGAGGTTACAGATGTTATAGCAAAGGGTGCAACCCTTTCTGCAACATCAATAACTGAACTTGGTGAGGCTATGGGTAACGTAGCACCAGTTTCTCACTCACTTGGGATTGATTTATATGAAACAACTGCTTCACTTGACGTGTTAGCAGATGCTTCAATTCGTGGTGCTAGTGGTGGTACTCAGCTTAAGATGGTTATGTCAAGGTTGGCGTCTAATACAGAAGCCAAAAAGTGGATTGACAAGCTTGGAATATCTATGTACGACTTAAGAACTGG